GTATTATTAGTAACTATATGTTATATTCTGATAGTTAGAGGAGAGAGTAATGAGCGAAGAAACTATAACACCAGATAAGCTAGCAAAGGCTTACATTAAAATAAGAGCAGAAAGATCTGCGCTATCAGCGCAGTTTAAAGAAACAGACGGTGATCTTTCAAGGAAGCTTGACCGTTTGAAACAGGCAATGCTTGAACATTGTGATAGACACCATGTAGAGAGCGTAAGAACTTCTGAGGGATTATTTTTTCGGACTAAGAAGACGAAGTATTGGACAAGTGATTGGGATGCTATGCACACCTTTATCAAAGAGCATAACGTACCAGAACTTCTTGATAAACGTTTAAACCAGACCAACATAAAACAATTCCTAGAAGAGAACCCAACTTTAGTTCCTGATGCCTTGAATACTGAGACGGAACTAGTAATTTCTGTGAGGAAAAAATGAACGAACCTTTTGTACCAATAGAAGATGTAGCTAAACACTTTAGTGTGTCTATATCAACTGTACGCGCTTGGGTACGTCAAGAACATATTCCTAAAGATACCTACGTTAAAATAGGTAATACTTATAGGTTTCGTGTTGGAGATGTAGCCGACGCACTAACCACTGCTGAAAAAAATAATAGCAACGGTAGTGTTAAAACTAGAGATTATCCTAAAGACGATGAGGATGATATAAACCATAACAGTCTAGAGTCACTAGACGAAGATATATAAATAGGAAGTGGAGAAGCGATTATGGAAACATATATAATAAAAAACGTAGAGGCTCTTTGGCCTAAGATTAATACCACCTATCACTTTGATAGTAAGGTAAATAAGTCTATGCCCTGCGGTGCATTAGATGACGGTGCAGAATATTCTATACAATTTCGTATGAATGATACTACTGCAAAAGCTTTGTACATGGAAATGTCTAAGTCTTACCAAGCAAACAAAAAAGACAAGTGGGCAGAAAAGTTAGAGCGTCCGTTTGTTAAAGATGACGAAGGCATGTTTACTCACAAGGCTAACTTAAAGGGTGCATATAGCAACAACAAGACAACTAAACCGTTACAGGTTGATGCACAGGGTACGAAGTTACCAGATGACTTCTTACTTACAACGGGTAGTACTGTGAATGTTGCTGTAACATTTAACCCTTATGACTTTGGAGGTAAGCAGAACGTAAACTTACGTCTGAAAGCTGTACAAGTTGTTAAGTATGTACCTATGGAAGACAGAAATCCTTTCGAGGCTGTTGATGGTTTTACCATAGACAATGATTCAAATCCTTTTGTTGAAGAGCCAAAAGAAGAGGAAGTTATCGAAGAACCTAAGAAAGTTGTTAAGAAGTCAGCCCCACCCGCTACTTCTAGTGATGATGACTTGAGTGCAATAATTGATGATTGGGAAGACTAATCATTAGCACTCCACCACGACTAGGTATTTACCGAAAGAATAATGTGTCGTATTCTGTCGTGGTGTCTTCGGCACTTATTTCGGGTGGGGATTATGGAAACAAAAACATTTTTAGAAAATGTACTAGGGAGTGACGGATACTACAGCGTTCTAGCCTTTAATGATGAACGAAGAATACAAAAATTTTATGATTCTATTGATGCAGTTATACACGCCGCAAACAACCTAGATACACAAAAACTTAATACCTTCTACGGACTAGCCACATTTAAAGATGGTACAAGTCGTAAAGGTGAGAACGTACAGCATCTTAAGTCATTTTTCTTAGACTTAGACTGTGGAGAGGGTAAAGATTACCCAAGTCAAACAGAAGCGATCAACGCTCTGCGCGAATTTGTGAAGACGTTATCTTTACCTAAACCTGTTATGGTGAGTTCTGGGTATGGGGTACATGTCTATTGGGTACTACAAGACACCGTACATCCTGATGAGTGGACTCCTGTAGCATTGCAACTCAAGAAGATGTGTGCAGAACATGGATTAAAAGCTGACCCTGCGGTTACGGCTGATACAGCTAGAGTATTACGTGTGCCAGGGACCCACAACCATAAGGGTGACACACCTAAACAAGTTAAGTTCCTTGGTGTTGAAGAACCCAGGCTTGTGAACTTTGAGAGTTTTACAGGTCTGCTTGGTGGAAACAACATACCTGTACCTATGAAGGTTGATTCTGCAGAGAGTGCGTTGAGAGAAGCGTTGAGGGAGAACTCAGACTTCTCGTTTAAAAATATACTTAAGAAGTCTATTAAGGGTACAGGGTGCGCTCAGATAAAGAACATGGTGCAGAACAAAGAGAGCGTAAGTGAGCCTATGTGGAGAGCAGGGCTGTCTATAGCAAAATTTTGTTCGGACAGAGATAAAGCTGTGGACCTTATATCAGTAGGACATGAAGGATACAGTAAGGCGTTAACACAAGAGAAGGTAGACCTGATAAAAGGACCTTACCTTTGTTCTAGTTTTTATGAACATAACCCTGACCTGTGCGAAGACTGCCCTAACTTTGGCAATATTAAATCACCGATAACATTGGGTAAAGAAATAAAGAAAGCTCCAACTGACTCAGAAAGACCACAGTACCCTGAACCATATTTTAGAGGTGCAAATGGTGGTGTGTATATACGGTTTCGTAACGCAGATGGTGATCCAGAAGATAAACTTATATACCATAACGACTTATATGTTGTAAAACGCATACATGATGTAGAACTTGGGGAAGCTATTGTGATGCGCCTGCACCTGCCAAAAGATGGGGTGAGAGAGTTTACAATACCGTTAACTTCTGTAACATCGAAAGAAGAATTAAGAAAACAACTATCTATGCAAGGCATAGCAGTAACAAGGATGGATGAGCTAATGCAGTACACAACGACGTGGGTAAACCAACTACAACTAACGGATAAAGCTGATGAAGCACGAAGGCAGTTTGGTTGGACAGATGATAAATTTGAAGGGTTTATTCTTGGTAACGAAGAAATACGCAAAGATAGTATAGAGTTTAATCCTCCATCTACACCAACGGCAGGGTTGTTTCCCTCGTTTGAGCCAAGAGGTACGCTAGAGGATTGGAAAGAAACAATAAACTTCTATAACCGTGACGGGTTTGAGTTGCATCAATTTGTGGTGGGTACATCCTTTGGATCGCCTCTCATGGCTATGTCACCGATAAACTGTGCAGGACTACATATTTATAGTAAGGAGTCAGGCGTAGGTAAAACAACTGCTATGGCAGCGGGGGTATCTGTGTGGGGTAATCCTGATGATCTAATCATACACGAGCGAGACACGTTTAACACCAAGATGAACCGAGGTGAAGTATATCATAACCTGCCACTATACATGGACGAGCTTACAAATACGTCGGGCAAAGAACTATCAAACTTAGCCTATCAATTAACAGGTGGTAGACAGCGTGGTCGTATGTCTGCAAGCAGTAACACAGAGCGACACAGAGGTGACTCGTGGAGACTACTCGCTGTGACGACAGGCAATACAAGTATGGTAGAACGTATAAGTATGATTAAAGCAATGCCGAAAGCAGAAGCACAGAGAATAATGGAGTGTCGTGTAAGCCGTATACATTTCGAAACAAAAGAAGAGACTGATGTATTTAGCGCTTGCTTGCAGAACAACTATGGACATGCAGGTAAAGTATATGTGCAATACATTATGAATAACTTAGAGGAGGTTAGGAAACTTCTTATAGACGTACAGTCTAGAGTTGATGCAAAAGCAGGTTTGACCGCTGAGAATAGATATTGGTCTATACTTGTTGCCTCTACTATAACAGGGCTTATGCTAGCAAAACGTATAGGACTTATAGACTATGATGTTAAGAAAGTATTTGCGTGGGCAGTAGAAAAATTAAAAGAGAACAAGCGTCAAGTCGAAGACATGAGTGTGTCGGTAGAAGAGACACTAAATGATTACATACATGAGCATTGGAGCAATGTGCTATGGATAAAAAGTACAGATGACTTACGTAAGCAAGAAGACGGGGTTACTGAACTTATAATACCTGAGTCTCAGGCAAGAGGTAAGCTTGTTGCACGATATGAGACAGATCTAAAACGTGCGTATCTTATTGTTAAACCACTAAAGACTTGGTGCGGAGAACAACAGATAAACTATAACTCGTTTATATATGACCTTACAAATAAGATGGGCGCTACAAAAACTAAGATGCGGTTAAGCAGGGGTACACATATGAACCTACCTCCTACGTGGGTAATACAAGTAGATTGTTCTATAGAAAATGAAAATAAGACAGGGAATACTTAAAGTACATGATCTTTGCCCTGACGGGGTGCGGATTATAGTAAATTGGGAACGTATGGTAACAAGTTCTTCTGTGTTCATCCAATGTATCAACACCCAGGCAGCGATAGAAGAGTTAAACAAGTACGCCGCTTACCGAGAGTGGCAGGTAGAAACTCAAGTTCGTATAGAAAATAATAAATTAGGGGTTCGCATGTGGAGAATTGTGTGATATGGGTGACAAGACAGAGACATTTCTGTCACTCTCCCTCCCAGACTAGACCGCCTTCGGGCGGTCTTTTTTTAAAATCTTTTAGAATTAAAGCCCATATAAGCACCAACAATCCCCGCACCCGAAAGATAGAATAAGTTTGAGA